ACACTTCGATTGAAGACCCTGATTTTCCATATTTACCACCCAATATAATGTGTCAGCCTATAATTCATAACGCTACATTAAAATTTCATAATAGTGAAATCCCACATCCAATTCATATATTAGAACCCGATTACACATTTGGAATTTTAGATATTAATATTCGCTCAGGAATCCCTATTAACAAAAAACATATACATTTATTCTTTAATATTGACACATCAAGCTCTATGAATGATATTTGTCGAGATGAAAGAACTAAAATGAAACATATTCATTATACATTACAAAATATGCTCAAAATATTTTATGACAATCGCGAATGTAATATTTCAATTCATATTCAATCGTTTGATGCAAATATTACTACAATTATTAAGAATGATTCAAATATTCGTGATATAAATTTTGAAGAATTAACAACCATTATAAATAAAATAATTCCATGTGGTTCAACTAACATAGAATTAGCTTTACAATCAGCAACAGAAGAAATTGATACATATCATAATTTACATACAGAACATGAAATTGTTCATATATTATTAACAGATGGTGACATAACTAGTGGCTCAGAAGACCACGAATACTTACAAAAATTAGTTCCTAACCATTGTTCTAATATATTCATTGGATATGGTATTGACCATGATTCAGTTCTTCTTTCAATGTTATCTGCAAAAAAAGGAAATGAATATAGATTTGTTGATGCATTAGAAAACGCAGGACTTGTTTATGGGGAAATTATACACGGTATATTATACAGAGCTATAGAAGATGTTACTCTAACTGGCAATAATATCGAATTTTATAATTATCAATTAAATAAATGGGACATAACATTAGAAATTGGAAATTTATTAAGTGAACAAACAAAAACATATCATGTTAGAAGTAAAAATACCAATGATGCTGTTGTTTCTATTTATGGAACCACAATTATCAAAACACACCAATTTCAACCTATCAACTTTTATGAAAAACAAATAGATGTAAGACCTATTTATTCTTTTCAAATTACTAATGATTTAAGTATTTATATATTTAGACAAAGAACACAAGAATTATTATACGAATCCAAAAAAAAATCAGAATTTAAAATCGATTATTACACACCAAAAGATATACTTGCACACAAACAAAAACTTATCAATGAATTAAAAGACAAATTAAAAGAATTTCAAAGAACAATGATACATTTTATGAAGGATAAAAATATGGAAAATAATTCACTTATGCAAATGTTATGTGATGACATTTATATTGCTTATACAACTTTGGGAACTTCTTTAGGTACCATGTATACTTGTGCAAGACATACATCCAATGGACGTCAACAAGCATATATATGCTCAGCTACGTATACAGAAGATATATATAACAATAGATTAAAAACACCACAAATTACACCTTTAAAAAGACAAACTAACATCACATCAATAGATTCTACTATAACTAAAGCATTTGATTATAAATCTGCAAATGATATTGATTGCTACACACCTAGTCAAGATTTCTTATCTCCATTTTCAAATAACAGTGTTGTAAGTGTAATGAGACAAGTAAGTGGCATTACCACTCTTGGAAATACAGAAGACGATGAATCCAAATAAATATATATTTTATAATCCCCATAATTGTTTCCAAGGTTCTGAAATATGTTTACCATTTTCTTTCGTATTTAGATTAAATGGACAACTAAAATCACCCGGTGAATTTAACGCTACACATGGATTACATGGACTTTTAACAAAACTAAATCCAGGAATCTCTTTTGGCATATCTTCCGGTTTAATATTAGTTGTAGTAGAATTTATATAACCATTCCATAAATTCATACCTGTATATATCTTTTTTTGCATTACAGAATTAAATTCGTTAGAACATTTAATAGTATTATTCATATTTGTTGGCATAGAATCACTAACACCAATATCACTACCATATAATAAAAACTTACCTTCTTTAGTATTCCATGCCAATAATTCTCTTATAGCATTTTTATTATATACTTTCATAGCATAATTAAGAGCATATTGTGGGTCTATTTTTATAATTGTATTAGACCAAACACTTTCTATATATAAGTTTTTTAAATCATCTGGCCACGACCAAAAACCTGTTTTTAAATATTCTTCGGCTTCTTCTGCTGTAACTTGTTTTTGTAATTGATCTAAATTAAATTTATTCACATGTTTATTTACTGTTGTTTGATAAATATTAAACCGTTTTATTAAATCAGTTGGCCAAGGATTATCATTCATATACAAATTTTGATAACCAGATTTTTGATATTTTTTTGTTAATGAATTAAATATTATAATACCAATTATAATAATTATTAAAATAATTATTTTATACATATAAGTCATCATAAAATATAAATATAAAATAATTATTTGTTAGTTTGTTCTATTCTATAGAATAAAATTTTCTATTCTCATATGTGAAAAACGCCATAAAATAATAAATACAACTGCGAGACCTACTGCTAGGTTAACGTTATACATACCGGCAAGTAAAATAAACCCAAGTAAAATAACATTTCCTAAAATTGTATCAAACAAACTAACAAAAAGATTAGGAACAGCAAACATAACAACCCATAATACAATTAATAATGTTATTAAACCGACAACCAAATTAAGATTTTTTCTAGAAAATAGACCTTCCAATGAAAACCCCATTTATATATTATAAATGTAAAAAAATTTAAACGCAAACCATTTAAAAAGAACTGATATAATAATAATAATAAGTATGAATAGATTACATATCATAAACTTTATTAATCCATCATGGTATAGGCAAATTAATGAATTTTTAGCTGAACATCCTGATTTTAATAAACTAGTTCCTATTGTTGCATTGGATGAATATCCAAACGGATTTAATAAGAATCCGCATGAAACAGATAAGGATGCACCCCGAAATATCTTCGAAACCATTTTATATGGCTTAGCATTTGCCGGAGCTGACATTGATTATGGAAAAGAACAATATTTGTTAATGTTGAATTATTTTAGAAATTGCAATGTATTTAGCGAAGATATGGATATGCCTGAAAATGCTCAGCCAGAAAAGGTTCCTATTTACAAAGCACTTATAAATAAACTTCTTGAAAATGGTATTATTGTGAATGAATTGAAATATAATCCAGAACATATGAAAATCATTGAAAGTGTAGAAGGTATGACAGAAAGCACAGTTACATTATTATATTTATTGTATGATGAAGTAACTAGTGATCGATGTTTACCTTATGGAGATAAGCAATTTAAACGAGGTATGTCAATGTTTTATGGATTAGAAACCCAGACTAAGGATGTATTAAAAAGAATTACTGATACATGGACAAATAAAAAAGTAGGTTTAATGTTTGTTGTCCAATATGCTCATTATTCAGAATATGTGGATGGGTGTGATGAATAAATAATATATATATAAATATAATTTAATTTTATATAATATGAACTTGTTATGAAAACAAGTGTTTAATTAGAAAATACGTGTTGGGTAGGCAAAAATATTACTAATAAAAAATTTGCGGTATAATATAATTCACGGTATAGTATACATTGAGAAATCTTTATATTATACAGATTATAATTGTGATTTACAATTAGTATTTGATTTGAAATTCCATTTATTATAATTAGAACAAAGCTTATCTCCTATTCTCCATTTATAACTATTTTTGGAAACACTTTTGAACTCCATCGTGTTTTTCCACATTGGTTTATTTGAAAATACTTATACCTTTCAATTTGAACATGTATAATCATATGCTGTATTTGGTACACAACAATTATGTATAATATCAGGTGTTGCCGCTTAATTAATATATTATCTTTAATATAAAAATAATATATTTTTAATACTTTTTATATTATATCTAAATTCCAGTTGAACCAAAACCTCCTTCACCTCGAGATGTAGATTGTCCTAGTTGGTCGATTGAATCCGCGATTGTAACATATATTGGAACTAAACCAGGCGCACAAACTTGCAATACTCGTGAATATTTTGGCATTGAAAACCCTGTCCAACCATCACTAATACAATCAAACATACCTATTAAATTACCACGATATCCGGCATCAATAATTCCTTGATTATTTGCCAAACGCAAAGGAGTTTTAGATATACTAGATCTCGCATATGTGTAAAATGGTGTATAACGAGGAGATATTTTTTGACAAACATTCGTTCCACTTATTGTATACATTATTGCTCGGCATTTAACCTTAAAATCAACCTTATTTGCAATCCTATTTATATTAGTTGAATCAATTTGTTCTGGTAAAAACAAATCAAAGCCGGCATCATAATAATCTGGTTCATTGTAAATTTTTTGGTTATGATTTGTTACTGAACTAACATATAATTTTTTTAATTCATCATCATCACTATCTATATATATTGTCAAACCCATAATTTTATCATGTGTATTTAATTTATTTATAAATGGTAAATAGTTATTTTCTTCCATTATAAGAATATATAACTAACAATCTTTAAGCTAGTTTAGTTATTATTACATTTTTTTTCACATTCTTCTGTAGTCCTTCCTGACGTTGAGCTACTAACAATTTTTAGATATAAATTATTTTTCTTTGAATCGTAATCAGTACAATCTGGATATTTTTCTTTCCATTCGGTTATAGCTTTAATATTTTCATTAGCAATAATTTTTATAGCATTTGTATTATATCTTTATTTTAATCTTCTCTTTTTTCGTCAGTTTATGTAAATAAAATTGAAATATAATAATTACAAATATATTATAAAAAACCGTAAAATGTATTTTGATATAATAAGTAAACAATATACTAACATAATTAATGATTATATTGGGTATACTGAAGATTGGGGTTGGTTTGTAGATATTGAATTATTAAATAACTATCCTCTACAAAAATATAATTATAATAGTGTGTTAACTAACAACATACCAAAATTACAGTCGTTTGCATCAACAAACAATTTATATGATTATGAGAAGAATATTATCGAAATAAACAACTATTTAAATAATAAAAATATGACTAGATATATACTACACTCAACTTGGATTATTGGTGTTATTGGAATATGTTATACATATATGACGACGGGTAATACAACGGTTTATTAATATATTATAAGTCGTATAATACCTTTAATTTAAGAGTAAATGAAAAATCCAAACCATTTAAATCAACCACACATCCATACTCATCCAAAAGTCGAATATTCATTTTTTGCAAATGAATTGGACCAAAATATTCTCTTGGAGAACCTATTATATATTTACCCTCATATACCACAGTATTATAATCGGTATAACTCGTACTATTTGTATAACATAATTTAGCAATTATATTACTACCTAAAAAACTATTATTAAGCAAACCTATTACATCTGTAGCTCTTTGTTGTGAATTAAATTCATTAATTTCCAAATATAAATAATTGGCAGGCGTATTATTATAAATAGATTCCGTTATATATGACATTTGATTCATATAAGAAGGCTTTCTAAAACCTAAAATCCATCCCATTGTTTTTTTTATATTTTTATTTGTTCCTATATGCAAAATATTCATATCAAACATATATGTAGTATTTGTTATTGTTATTCTATTACTTGCTTCGTCTATACTTACTACGAAACGAGTTCCTGTTCCCAATTGGTCATTTATAGCAGTTTCAAGTGTAGTAATAAGGTCAGGTGTTGTATCTGTTTTATAATTTCCAGGAGGCAATATCACCAAACCTTCTAAACCACTATATTCTTTAAAATAAATAGTATTTGATTCATTTCTTTCTGAAAACAGAAATATACTTTGCGGTATCTCCATCGTCATCACTTCCATCATCATAACATTTTTTAAAACATATGGCAAATTATATATACAATCTGTAGATGATGGACTATTTCCATCTCTAAAAATAGAATTAATACAAAATGTAGTTACCGTAGATTTCTTTTTTAGAGCAGTAACTGACCCTCTCGCAATATCTGTAGAATATACTTGCTGAACATTTGAAGATGTTGGATGGTCTTTGTGATTATCTATAATATATGTAGAACCAGCAGAAATAAGATTATTTCTAGGTGAAGACGGGTTGAGATCATCGATATTATTAAGTTGAGGTTTGCCATCAATAATAGATATTAATTTATCTTTAACTTCTTCAATAAAATGTTGTAATTTTGTTTTTAATAAACCATTTGTTTCAGAACTCAACTTTTTTGTAAATTCATTTGCTTTTTTTATTATATCATTTTCAGTATAATAATAATCTAAATTTAAGAATTTTTCTAAATCTGGAATAGTGTAGTTATTTATATTAAAATCAAATGAATTATCATTCATATTATTATAAAATAATATAAATTATAATACTTAACTTATATAACTTGTATTTGGGTTATAATTAATTATAATTTTGATGGAGGATAAAATTCCATATATTGTGTATAATTTAATTCCCCACATTGAGTTTTTCCGAATAATTCCCCAAGAGGGTCGTTTATGTTAGTTTGATAAAAAGGTATAGTAGCATTTATAGGATTTATTATAACCGGATTATTATTTTGACACGGATTACACGGATAATTTGTACTACAAGGAGCCGGTTTAAAATAAGGAAATATATTTGAATTTACACATATATTATTTAAATTTAATTTCGTATATTGCCCACTTATTAAATTACTTTTATTGACTAAATAATTATTATAATATAAATGTGCGTTTTTTAATTCATAAGACGAAAAATCGTATACCTTATTCATATTACATTTTCTTTTTTTCGTATTAATATAGTCGCTTTGATAAATAATAGTAGGGGCATTTGAACCAAAAGTTGGTTTAGCAGAAATAATTTGAAATGCACGTGCCATTATATATATACAATAATTTATTATCTTTTTCTTGTTTTATTATTACCTTGTTTCTTTTTCTTTGTTTTTGTTTTTGTCTGTGTCTTTGTCTTTGTATTATTTCGCATTATTTTTGTTAGTTTAAGATGTTCTATAAATGCTATTTTAAGATATTGTCTTGTAGTTTTTGTAGCAAGTGCTAAAGTTTTATATTCATCGCTTTTAAGAAATGTTTCGAGTTTTTTACCTTCATTTATAGTTGCAAACGGAATATAAAATGTATTCGGTCCATTTCCAAATTTACCCGAATAATCCATTATAAACTCAAGTTCCGGAGAAATAGAAAAAATTATTGCCTTTTTAATACCATAACCTATTGCAAGTTCTAATTTGTTAGTATGCAATGTTTTTGAAGATGTGAATATAATCGGATATTTACTACCCTTGTATGAATCCAAACTTTTACCACGAATATATCTAACATTATTTCGTTCATTACTAACAAAAGTATTTATTAATTTTTCAGTATAAGGAGTCCAATTTCGTATTGGATTAACAGGCCTATCTTGTAATTTAATTTTGAATGTTAGTTTATCATCGTGTTCAATAGTAGTAGTAGAATTAGCATTAGTAGCATTTTTATGTAATAAAAAATAACAAACTTGTTGCTGAACTTTATCAAAAAATGATTGATTGGATGGATTGAAACTAACAAATGGTATTTGATTTTCTATAAGTATTTGATACGATTTAACACCATTCCCAGAAAAAATATTATCAGGAACAACAAAACTCAAATAACCTCCTTGTTTTAACATCTCAAATGCTTTTAAAAATATTCGTTCATATAATTTACTTTTACCGCCGTTTATACGTTTACCGGATTCACTAAGACCATAATCGTCTTGAAATGGTGGGTTACCAACAATACAATCAAATGATATATTTTTAAAACTTAATTCGGTTAAAAAATCATCACAAATAAGATTCACTTTGGTTCCAAATATGCTTTTACATATATTGCAATTTTTTCTATTTATTTCTACCATATATAACATATTTTCAATAATATGATTGCTCCTTTTTTTATCATTAGGTTCCCATTTTTGTAATCCATTCATTAAACGAATATATACGCAAATCATAAAGAAACCGGCGCCGGCAGAAGGGTCTAGCCATGTTAGTTTATGGTTTGTCCAAAAATGTTTAGGAAATAAATCCAACATTTTATTAATTAATATTGGATTAGTGAATACTTCGGCATATTTATCTTTTTCTTGTTTTTTAATTGGAAGACGAGTAATCATAAAATCATATATTTCATTTTCATTCATTTCATATATATTTTTTATTTTGTTAGTCATTATAGTTATATTATCTGTATAAATAAAATTGAATAATAATTTTATTATTGTTATATAAACTAAATATGATAAATAGGCTTTTTTGTTGTTTCAGAACTAACAAAAATCCAATTGATTGGAAAGATACAATACCATTTGTTCCGCCTATAAACAAAGGATATGTAATTAAAGTTTATGATGGAGACACAATTACTATAGCATCAAAATTACCTTATCCAAATTCACCGCTTTATAGATTCTCTGTTCGTTTAACTGGAATAGATTGTCCAGAAATAAAAGGTAAAGATGAAAATGAAAAACGGTGTGCACAAATAGCTAAACAACAAATGATTGACTTAGTAATGAAT